CAGAAAGGATGTAAACAGGCTTGGCCTGCTTTATCTGATCTCAAGAAAGTAAAAGCATTGGATTCACATAAGGTCCGTCTCTCTGAGACAAAGCCTCATTGTCCTCTTGATCTTTCTTTTAAGATCATGGAGACCAGTGCAATGTTGTTTTCTTCCTCAACATATAAATTTGGCAATCGTCGTCCGATCTGTGAAGATTGGACACGATATCAAAAATTTATGCCTTCTGGATCCGCCTGCCGACAAGTTTCTCTCCGTCATGGAGGGGCGCTCGGCTTATTTGGCAAATTCCAGTTCCCGTCAGTAAAGACTCCACTAGGAAGTCTTGGTATGTTAAATGCTAAGATTGACTGTTGGCGAAAGGAGAACTATTTGAAAGCAGTTGATTCTGTGAAATCCCGTCTTTTGGACGAGGATGAAGGACAAAATCATTGCACCATTCTGAATTCGGTCGACGTCGTTGCGATTCCTGAACCCGGAAAATTCCGGATCATCTCCAAAGGAGATGGTTTCCTCTACACAGCATTGCAACCTTTACAAGGTTTTATGCTTAGTTGTTGGAAACAGTGTTTCGCTTCGACGATGTTACATGACGATCTCACCAGTTCTATTCAAAAGATACATGGTGAGGCCAGGGATTTACCCTTATGGTGTTCTGTAGATTACGAGGCAGCTACCGATTTATTAAGAAAGGATGCGTCGCTAAAAGCCTTTTCAGGTTTACGCGATTCTCCCTATTTTTATCTCGGTTATTCCTCTCTACTAAGTGGAAATGCTCACTATCCTGACGGTTCTTCCGTTCGCATAGTTGAGGGTCAGTTAATGGGTCATCCGTTATCCTTTCCACTGCTTTGTTTGATTAACTTAGCAGTCTATTGGACGGCGATTGACCGTTGGGTTGAAGATGTTCCTCTTTGTGAAAAGAGAAACACCATCCGTTTGGCAGAAATTATGCGTCGAAACGTTCTTGTCAATGGTGATGATATGCTTTTTAAGTGTACCAAAACCTTTCATGACAATTACTTTTTACCATGTTGTGTGGATGCTGGATTTAAGATCAGTGTTGGAAAACACTATCTATCTCCCTATTTTTGTATGATGAATTCTCAAACTTTCATTGAGCGCTCCTTTAAGGGTACTCAAAGAATGGTTAAGAGAACTTATCTGTCTCAAAAGGTGATAACTGGTATCTCCCTCAAAGGTGGTGAATCGGATTCTACTCCTCTTTTGGCCGCTCGCGACCTTAATAGGATGGTTCTGAACTTACCTTGGTCCGCATGTTGCGTTCCTCAGTGTTTGTCCAGATTTGAGAATCGTTGTTTTGGCAAGTATTTTCGTCCTTGTTGGTATCTTCCAAGCCACCTTGGTGGCTTTGGTTTAGATCCTTCATTTGCGCCTGAAGATTGGGTTAAAAACCTTTCCCGGGTGCAAAGACGAATGGCTTCACAGTTTGTTTCAAGCCCTGAGTTACAGCTGTTTTCTCGTGAAGGATTTTC